CAATCTTGTCGAATAAGGTTGATGAATATGGAAAAACCCACCCCGGGTACTGTTGAGAATCACATACGCAATGTATGTGATAATCCTACTCATGTAGCTGGAGTGTTATACCGATATCTTATCCACGAACGACAAAACAACATGACACAAGTGACGCTAGGCTATGCCCGAAATGTTGACACACTTGAAGAATATAATCCTTCTCATCGATTGGCACATACACCATTTGATGCCAATGGCTCTGCTCCAATTAAGTGTATTGCCAATGATGAGTGGTGTGTTGAACAACGGCTAACTGAGGTTGCCTCTAACAATGTTTTTGATCAAAGTTTGAGCGCTAAGTTATTAGTGTTTGCAAATTTATTTCAACCTATTGTCCCTGTAGATATTAGTGTAGTTTGTGATAGGCAGAATAGACCATCACAACGCCGATTACGCGAACAAGCAGGGCCTATTTTAGGGGATGGTAAATTTGTTATTAAATCATTCCAGAAATCAGAAGCTTATGGTACTGCCAAAACCCCAAGGAACATTTCCACAGTAGAAACTGGATTTAAAACAGAGTACAGCACTTATATGTATGCACTTTTTGAATATTGTAAGGCGTTTGACTGGTTTATGCCAGGAAGTAAACCTGCAGACATTGCTAGTGCTATGCAACGCTTATCTGAAATCGGTGAAATAAGTGAAGCCGATTTTGATAAGTTTGATGGCAGGCGTAGTCCCGCAGCTGTACATGTTGAAGAATTCATTTTGCGTAGATGTTTTCCAAATGATTGTCGAGTGATTGAGTTGTTCCGTAAACAACTCAATTGCTCTGCCACTACTAGTTGTGGCATTAGTTACAATGTTGGGACATCTAGATTAAGTGGGTCGCCTGAAACCACTGTGTTGAACACCCTTGTAAATGCGTTTGTTATGTATGCATCGCTTGGAAATTTCAACTTCATGGTTGCTGGTGACGACAGTGTTAGTGTAGGATATGATAATCATGAAAGTATAGCAACTTTGTTTGGTTATAAGCTTAAGGTTATATACAAACCCAGATATCCTAGTTTCCTTGGTCGTATTTATCACAACCTTCCTATTGGCCCTGAGAGCATTTACGACGTCCGGCGTTTTATAGCCAAGTGTCACGTTGTTGTTGCTCCTGGAGTACCTATACACATAGCAGTTAGCCGCAGGGCTCAG